GGCTGGCAGTCTGGAGCCAATGCCAGTGGGCAGCTTTACAAATATGGCCGTGGCAAAAGAGAGCAGAGCGTCGGCTGTGCAGCAGTATTACAGCGACAGCGGCCAGAGCTGCGCGGCGGTATTTGGCGGCGGGTCGCTGGCCGCGTTGACAGCAAATATTTTAAGCTATCAGACAATGCCAGCAGCGGGCGCGGTGTTTTATTTCGGCGAGCTTGACCTGCTTATAAATCAAAGTGCTGGCTTGGTTTTGCAATTTGATTACACCGATTTGTCGGGCACAGCAGTGCCGCAACTGGGAACCAAACCAAACGGTGGTACATACACTTTCGGCAACTTATCGCAGCAAGTCACAGCAAGATATGCGAAAGGAAAAATCAGCAGCTCTGGTATTTTAAAAGTTACCGCCCCGCAGGGTTCGTTGCGCGCCAATGTTATCGCAAGAGAAGAAACAAGCACCGACACCACTGCGGTTAGTGGCCCTAAAAAAATCATTCTTTCAACTAATTACGCCGCCGTCCGATCTATAACCCTGACACCACAGGGAGTGACAAGCGTAAGCACGGCGGTCGATAATATTATACTGAATGGAGCAAGTGGGAAAACCGAGTTTGATATTTACGCATTTAACACAATAACGGGCGCGCAAGTTGCGGTGCCGGTTCAATGGCAATTCAAGGGAGTATAAAAAAATGAGCGCAATATTTTTCGGCGTGCCTGGCAAACTAAAATTATTATTGTCGCGGGTTCCATCGAACAACGCAACACAGATTGCAAAGCTGGACGCGACGACATCGAGCAGAGCACCAGCAAACACCGCCGTATCGAATGCCGTGCTCACGCCAGCAAGGGCTGCGCTGCTGGATAATTGCGACGGTTCTGTTTTGTCACGACAAAGTGAGGCGAACGCGCTGGTGCGTTACAATTCTATTCTTGCCCAGGCGGGGGTTACTCGCAAAGCTGAATTTTTTGCAGGCGGCACTTTTACTGTGCCGACTGGCTGCAACACCATTTTAGTCACCATGCAGGGTGGCGGCGGCGGAGGTGGCGGCGGGTATACACGCTCAAGCGCGTACACAGCCTACAGGTACAACGGCGGAGCGGGCGGCGGTGGGGGGGCAATGTGTCTGCGCGTGCCGCTCGGCGTTATCCCCGGTCAGGTATACAACATATTGATCGGCGCGGGTGGTGCGGCTGGCGGTGCATCCGCCAATGGGGGCGCGGGGTCAGCAACCTCAATCGGCCTACCTTTTTTTCCGAGCCTTTTAACAGTCGCAGGTGGAAAACTTGGCAACGCTGGCAACAGCTCTGCATCTTCGTCCACTGCTCCAGGCGGCCAAACCGGGCCAGACTACGCGCAATCTAGCTTTGGAGTCGGCGGGAGTGGAGGCGCCGGAGGGGCTGGAGCTTTTCCATTTGCCACAGGAGCGTCAGCAATATACGGGCACGAAAGCAACAATTCAGGTGCCAGTGATTGGAGCGGCGGGGGTGGAGGCGGCGGAGGTGGGCACGCTTGGCGAGGGAGTGGAGGTGCGGGCGGCAGTGCTGCGAATTCTAATGCCAACGGCGGGGCGGGAACTGCGGGGCCAGCATATACTGGAGCGGGCGGCGGCGGTGGCAGTTCTGCATACCCTGGTCGGACACCAGGGCCAGGCGGTGCTGGCGGTTCTGGTTATATCCTCATAGAATTTTAAAAAAGGAAAAAATTATGCTCACATTTGCAAAAATTGATGCCGGTCGTGTCGAGGGAATATACGAGATGTCGACCGTGCCTCTTTCGACTGATGGCCTGGGGGAATTTGTCGACATCTCATTATTGCCCGACGTTAAAGTCGGGTGGATATATACCTCAGATGATAATTTTGAAGAGCCACAAATTATTGAAACTTTCCGCTACGATATGACCATCGCGGAATGGACGGCGACATTTACTCCAGCCGAGTGGGAGCATTCCGAAAACGCGGCATATCAGCCGGGGTTTGTTTTGGATGGTGTGGTTGTGTCTGACGCGGTGCGGCAAGAATGGAGGCAATATTTGGACGTTATAAAATCCAACATACCGGGGCCGGGTGCAGGCCAGCGGGCGGTCGATGTTTTGCAGCCGCCCCTGGATAACTACTACACGTTTTTAGTCGAGCAGGGTTTTATTACTGAGCCGCGAAAGGCCGAATTACAAGCAGGGATTTTATAGATGGCATACGTCAATTTTGAAGATGGAGTCCCAACCGCGTCCGGGACGATCAACGAGCTTTGCACCGACACCCGCAACAATCTGGAAGCGATGCGAGATGCGGTGGTCATGGGCACAGCGAGCGGGTGGAATTACACCAAGAGCGGAGGCACATCGGAAGAGCCTGGCGAAGTAAGATATTCCAATGCTAACCAGAGGATACGCGGCACGCTAACGTGGGGCACATCTGGGGGTGCTGACGGCAACGTCACCGTGGCGGTCTGGGAATATACTGCTGACCATACAGTGGGCACGCCGGTGTTTGACGCTATAGGCACAGAAACAATCAGTTATGATTCCGGCAGCAACGTGGTCAGCACTGTCTGGGCTTAGGGTTGCCCTCAACTTCCATGTGCCCATCGGTTTCAAACCAGTTTGGATTTGCAAGCAAGAAACTAGACAGACCGCATTCGGCCATGCCCTGCAAAAATGGCACATCATTGGGGGTGGGGTATTTTTTCATCGCGGCCAGAATTTTGTCGATGCTATACACTGACAGGCACACGGCATCGGCCATTGCCTGACGTTCCCAGCCCATCATAAGCCCGCGCAGAATCTTGATTTCACGTTCCTGCAAATAGGAATCTGTGGCCGGCTGATACAGGCGCCGATTTTCAACGTCGAGGTGCTTATACCAAAGCGGAAACAATACGCTGGCGGCGAGGCAATGGCTGGAACCGATCAGCGTGCCAGTGGCCGATTTTTGCGTTTCTGCCGTGGTGCAGACCCAGCCGTGGCCGGGTACAAAAACCCATGTGGTCGACCCGGTGATTTTGTCGCTGGTAGATCGTAGTATTTTCATCGCGCTTTTTTGGAAGTCATCTGCAAGCGGCGCCATCCGGGGCAGATCGGTGTCGCGCAATTTCAGCCGCGCATCAAACTGTTCGGTCAATCCAGCCATGCCCGGCAGCACGCCAGTCATTTGCAGATATTCGCCGGCGGCGTTGCGCTCGAAATTTGATGAATAATTGCTCATTTTTTAATCACTCCCTGTTGATTATTGTGTCGCCTTTTCGCGCAGGTTATAAATTTATAAGCCAAAATGCAAACGGTATACGAACATTTGTAAACCGGCCGAGGGTACTATGTGTTTGTACCTATAAGCGGCAGAGAATGTGGAATTGAAAAGCATCACCAGCACAGCAAACAACACAATGATCGATTTCGGTGACGGCCTGATCGATGTGAGTCGGCTGTATCCCCACGTTCACGCGGCGCCGCCCGAAAATCGGGCGCAAATGCTGCGCGAAATGATAAAAGGGCGCGAATTTGGCCCCAATATGGCCCCAAGCGTTTCAGGACAAAAAGGGCTAAAGAATAAAATCTATATAAATCAGTAGTTTAATGGTGCGCCCTAAAGGATTCGAACCTTTGACCGACGCCTTAGAAGGGCGCGGCGCCCCCGCGTTTGCTACATTCCCCGACAGCCCACTGATACCGCGCGCCTGACGTATAATATGCTGTATATATAGCGTATGTATAGGGCTGTGCGGTCTAATAGTTACAAGTTGTTACGCGTTCACGCTATCCCATGCTATAGTGAATCTGGCCCCAGATTGGCCCCAGACTGGCCCCAAACAAACAGGGTGAATAATATGGCAAGCAGCAAGCACATGAATCAACAGGACATCAAAGACGCGGCACCCAGATCAACAGAGTGGGAAATGCGCGATTCACGCGTCATCGGGCTGGTGCTTAGAATAGCGCCCACTGGCCGAAAAACGTGGTCTGTGCGGTACACCCCTCCCGGTGGGCGCAGGAACAATAAAAAGCTGGGCACATATCCCACCATGACAGTGGCTATGGCGCGAGTACAGGCGTTGGAGGTGCTAAGTCAGGCGAACGCCGGGGCCGATCCCGGAAGGGACGCCAAGCGCGAAAAGCGGGCCACACTGGGGGTGTACGTGCGGGGTCAATATGCGGAATACGCGCAGCAAAACATCGCATCGCACGATGGCACGCTGAAACTATTGGCCGCAAATTTCGGTCATCTCTATGGCGCCCCAATGACAGACATCAGCGAAATGGATGTCCAGCGATGGCGGGCTAAACTTGCCAAACAACCCAGCCCAGTGGCATTCACTACTGTGCAGCGCAGATTCACAGCATTAAAAGCGTGCCTCAATACGGCGCTAAAAACGCACAAGGTCATCACCCACCACCAGCTTGCGGGGGTGACGCTGAAACGCACCACCGCGCAGCTTGAAACCGCCGACGAAAAGCCGCCGCGATTCCTGACCCGGAACGATGAATACCCCCGACTGGTGGCTGCACTCAATGCCCGCCAGACGCGAATGCGTGCCAGTGGTCTGCCGTGCATGACTGGGCAGTATACCGACCATCTAATGCCGCTGGTGCTGGTGGCGTTGCATACAGGGCTGCGCCGGGGCGATCTGTTCAGTCTGGAATGGTCGCACATCAATCTGGAACGCGGCCAGGTGACAAAAGTCATCAATAAAACCCGGCGCAAAACGGTCAAGCCGGTGACGCTGCCGCTGCGTAATGACGCTGTGGCCGTCTTAAAAGATTGGCGCGCGCAGACGGACGGCAACGGGCTGGTGTTCCCCTCCCCCGTCACTGGCAAACAATTGGATTCGGTAAAAACGGCGTGGCGCAATCTGATGGCTGCCGCAGATATTCAGGATTTCCGGTTTCACGATCTGCGCCACACGTTCGCCAGTTGGCTGGTGATGCAGGGGGCGTCGCTGTTCACGGTGCAGAAATTGATGACGCATTCAACCGCCGAAATGACGCAGGTTTATGCCCATCTATCCGATGACCATCTGCGTCAGGAGGTTCAGTTGCGGGGGTAGGATTTGGCGTGCTTTTTTAGCTCACGATCCAGCACGATCCAAGCGTCACACGCGGTGGCGGGTACGACGCCGTTGCCCAGGCTGCGGATACGGTCAACGCGGTGTTCGCAAAACGGCACAACCCGGTCGGCAGGTTCGTTTAATCCCCAATCAGTGCAGTCCAGCCCTGCGGTATACCCATCAGCCATTCCACCCATGAAGGATTCAGGTGCCCTGGGTGCTTCTCCACCCCCACCCCCCCGATTGCCGCATTCGGCAGAGCGTCGAATGCTCTGCTCTTGCCATCGGCTCTGATAAGCGATTCCGTCTTGTAACCCCCTTTGTGATCCCGCGTGATTGGTGTTGGTAGCATTTCCTGATTGAACACCACCGCTGTCAAATTGTTCTGGTGATCGACTCGCATTTTTTTGGTCGCTTTGTTGCTGTCTTGAGTCGTGGGAGTCGGCCACTGTCGGAAATCCGGTGTGCCCATCTGCGCTGCAAGAGCCAGCGGTGGCGTCGGCCATGATATAGACTCGCTTTCTCTGATGTGGCGCGCCGCAGAGAGTCGCGCTAAATATGCCCCACGCCGGTCGATAACCGAGGCTTTCCAAATCGCTAATGACTTCTCGCAGTCCGAGGCTGATGTGTCCTTCGACGTTTTCAAAGAAGCATCTAACAGGTCGTACTGATCTGATGATGTCTCTGATGTAGGGCCACAAGTGTCGGGGGTCATCTTTTCCTGCGCGTTTTCCTGCGGCAGAAAATGGCTGGCATGGGTAGCCGCCAGTGAGGATGTCAATTCTGTTTCGAAACGGCGCCACTGGCAGGGACTTAAGGTTTGTCCAAATAGGCGCTGGAGGTATGACGTTCGCTTGCATCTTGTCCACCAAGTTTTGGCACTGGAAGGCTTCGACCTCGCAAAAAGCGACTGTTCGATGTTTAACGCCTGCAAGTCCGAGGCCGAGTTCAATACCACCATATCCAGTGCAAAGGCTGAGTACAGTGTGTGTGTGTTCGGTATTATCCACATGATTTCCCTTTCTCCGAGTTTTGACGCATAAGGCGCGTCGTTATAGTTTCGCCAATGCCGTCAGTGACGCATCCGAGCGTAGATTTCCGCATCTGTTTTGTCGGCATGACGCGGTAGTTGATCTTGATATAACGGCCATCTGGCTCGACGTTTATATATAGCGGGCGAATGCCCCACTGTTTCGCGCGCGCCAGAGCCTCATCGATGCCGATGGGCGCCGGGTTTTGCTTGTCACCAGGGAGGTGATCGGCCCACCATTCCATTGCTTTTTTCTTGGCATACCCTCTGTGAAACAGGCACACCCATTCGGTCGCAATCTGGTCGCCGCCGAGCGCGTAATATATGATTTTTAAGCTGGCCGGCTGGCCTTCCTTTTTGTGAAGATAGCAGTTCATCCGGTGGACTCTGCGATGCTGCGCGGTCGACTGTTTCTTGCCCATAATGTCAATCGTGCTGGCGGTCTGGCTGAGAATCGTGCCGCCGGTTTCCGGTTCCTTTTCAAAAACGTGCTGACAATACGGGCACTCCCGCGCGCTTAGATTGACGAGCATATAACAGGCCGGGCATTCCTTTTCGGGAGCGTCACCATCGGGATCATCTTTATTCGGGGGTGGCTTGATCTGCGTGATCGGGCCATGCGTTTCGATCAACCCGGCAAAGTCCAAAACGAGGCAATCTGTTTTGCCTGTCTCTGGTGATAGGCGCATACCACGCCCCGCCATCTGACTATATAGGCCGGGCGATTTGGTGGGCCGCATAAACGCAATCAGGTCGACGCCTCTGGCGTTGAATCCAGTGGTCAGGCAATTGACATTGACCAGCGCGCGGATTTTGTGCGTTTTGAAATCCTCAATTAACTGGGCGCGCTGTTTGGCGGGGGTTTCCCCGGTCAATACCTTGGCATTTATGCCCTGCACTGTGAGGGCTGCACAAATGTTGTGTGCGTGATCGACGTTGATCGCAAACACTAGCCATGATTTTCGGGCGGCGCCGAGGGAATTTATTTCTTTGCTTGCGCTGGTGTTTTTCTCACTGATATTGACAACCTTTTCCAGTTCGCCGGGCACATAATCACCCCCGCGCACAGCAACCTTAGATAGCTCATATCGCACCCGCACGGCCTCATTGGTCAGCGCTGACAAATACCCCTTATCGACCAGCGTGGAGACTTCCATGCAGTTCACCTTGTCTGGGATCAAGTCAGTGAACAGAGCGTTTTCGGAATACGTCAGCGATCCATTGTCGAGCCTGTAGGGGGTGGCCGTCATGCCGATGACGCGCAGGGCTGGATTGATCACCAGTAGGTCATCAATCAATGTGCGATACATTCCCGCACTGGTTTTGACCGGGCACAGGTGCGCTTCGTCGATGAAAATCAGATCACAGTGGCCGATGGCGTCGGCCTTTTTATACGTTGACTGCACGCTGGCGAACAATATCTGGCTGGTCGGTTCCCGGCGTTTCAATGCCGCGCAGTCGATCCCTGCCGGGGCGTCAGGCCATTGGCCTATCATTTCCTGATAGTTCTGTTCCACCAATTCGCGCACATGAGTCAGGCACAGGACACGCTGTTTGGGCCATTTTTCGATCACACCCTTGATGAATTCAGCCTGAATGAGCGACTTGCCCGATCCGGTGGGCGCGACTAGGCAGGGGTGCCCGGTCGGATTGCCGCGAAAAAACGTGTACAGGCTGGCGATGGCTTTCGCCTGATGCGGGTATAAAGTCAGGGGCATTTTTTCACTCTGAGTATTTCTGATTTTTGAATGGCCGATATTTTTTCCTCTACACTGAGCGCCGCCCATTCGATAGCATTCATGTAATCGATTTCGCGCTGCGTTTCCTCTAAGCAGTCAATGCGGTGCTGCAATTTTTCAATCTGCGGCAGCACCATTTTGACCGTTTCACCGGGCTGGCATTTGCGCGTTTCGGCGCAGTAGGTTTTGAGCGCATCGTCTAAATATTTATAGAACACTGTCACCGGGACGCGCGCGTAGAGCTTGTATATGTCAATCCGATAGTTCATTTCTGTCTCAGTTGGCTGATGAACGCGTGGATGCCATACGACTCAAAAACACGCGCATACCGCCGCACAGTGTTTCTGTTCTTGCCAAAATGTTCGGCGCAGTCGGCCCACGTATATCCCCGGCGATGAAGGTCGAGCAGTTCGACAATCTCATCCTGCGTGAAGTCCAGCACATACGGGCGGTCGTTTTCCGTCAGCAGTCGCCAGATCACTGGTGCCACCCGGCCATCCATTCGGCCTCCTGCTGGTCGCTGATGAAGCGCAGGCGCCCGACTTTGTAACTGCCGAGCAAGCCCGCCGCCATCTGGTTGCGTATCAACTGTTCAGATATTCCGTGCCGCTGGGACACGCCGCGAATGCTGCGGGGGTGTGGGGGTTTGATTGTCTTTTTCCTGTTCACGTTTTACATCCTTTTTGGTTGATATGATTTCGCCCGCAAATCGGTCTGTGATCGCTTGCAGATTTGGGTCAGTAATAAGGTCAGGCGTCAGGTGTTGCAGTTCTCGGCTTTTATAGGCGGGCGCTGTCGAGTCAGTGGCGCCGTTGATGAATTCGAAATCGGTGCCTTTGATCTTGTACCTGACGAACCGGGGCGATTCGCCGGCATCGATGGCGTCAGCAAATGGCACCAGCGCCGGGATGAACAAATGGGCGGGACACTTGCCGCCGACCCGCTGCGTTTCTGTGCCAAGGTCAATGTCGTAGTGTTCGCACCGCCATGTGCCGTTTTCCATGTTGGGGGTGGCGCTGATACAGGTGCGGCAGTTCGCGTCGGCTGGCTTGTCACCGTTGCAGCTTTCGCGGTGGTCGCAGAATGATCTGCAATAGTAGTGTGTTGCATCCTCACGGATTCGCGCAGGCGGTTCCGTGCTGGCAATGATGTCGCCGGCTTTTTTTACGATTTCCAGCGCAGCAGATTCGTCATATTTTCCGCGCTCTAAATACAGCGCGTCTGTGTTTTTATTGACGGCCATATACAGCGAGTCTGACACTTCCATGCCGGCACGCCGTGCCCAATGCATATATATGTTCATCTGCACCGCGTGTTCAGGCTTCGACCCTTTGACCTGCTTTTTTTCTAGCAGTTTGAAACTTTTATCACCGTGGGTTTTCATTTCTAACAGGTGCAGATCGTGCGGCGCCTCTGGCAAGCCAGTCGCAAATCCGTCACAAGACCCAGAAAAATGGCCGCCAAATTCTGACCAGTTAAACTGATGCCCTGTCTCTGGGTCGACTTCCCACACTTTCGCGCCGATTTTTTCGAGGTCAGCAGTGAACCGGGCTTCTTCATTCTGGCCGCGATCAAACAGGCGCAGCAGTCTGCCGCTGTGCTGTATCTTTGTGTTCCAGCGAAACGAATACCAGAGTTCCCTGCGGCACTCCCGGCCAATAGATGACGCGCCGAGGTGCGCCCGGTGGCTGCTGGGCTGCGCGTCAAACCATGCCTGGTCGATAGCGTCGGCTGTGGTTTTTAATGCCATGAGACAGAATCCTGTGAGGTAATAAACGCATCAACCTGCACGGTGCCGACTTTGTGAACAGAAAGACTGACGCCGCTGGCGCCGTGATTTATAAGCGCGTGGAGTAGCTGCCGCGCCAAAACACCGGCGACGGCCTCGCTTCCAAAACGCGCAGTGATTTCGTCGACCACATCAGTCAAGTTGTCACTGAGCCGCTGGCGAATCGCCAAGTCTGACCCATAGCGTTCGTTATAGGTTTTCGTCATATCATGTGTCCCACAATTAGGCCGACCATTAGGGCGACGTATATATAAAACGCCGTGCGCGCAAAATGGTTAGGCGCCGGGTGTAGTGGCTGGTGTTTCTTGAATTGCTTAATCATAAAAATCGCCTCGCGCTGCTTCGATCCGTGAGCGTTCTTGCCGCCGTTTTTTCATTTTCTTTTTGGCCGCAGCGTGCCGGCGTATAAGCGACGATGTGCGCGCAGCCTTTCCGTATTCTGGCGAGTAATTTTGTTTTGACATTTGTATCGCTCCGTTAAAAAAAGGGGGCACAACACCCCCGCAGTTATAATTCGGCCAGCTTTTTATTGTTATACCGCTGGCCGTTTCAACCCTCAAAAGGGGATGTCGTCCTCAGTCCAAGGTGGTGAGTCAGCGGCCGTTTTTGGCGCTGCTATCGGGGGTGGCACTGGGGCCGTCGCTGCGAGTCCAGGCACATCAGTGAATTTTTTGTATTCGAAAATGGCCGTTTCCATTTCTCCCCGGTTGTCTTTTTTGGCGCCGATTTTGATACGCAGAGGCGTGTTTTCCAATTGCGTCGGGTGGTCTAAATCGACGCGCAGGTTTACGGCGGCACAAATCAGATGCAGTTCCTTTTCCGCAATTTCCTGCGCCTGCGCTGACGGGTTGACATACGACAAATTTTTGAACACTTTGCGATTTTCAGATGTTGGGCCGGTGATCGTGAAAGTCAGCGAGCAGTTGTATCCAGTGTCTTTGTTGTTGCGCTTGATTTCTGACGCGCTGATATAAGTTTCATACCAGCCCGGTGGTATGAGTGTTCTGCCGGTGGTGGCCTGCACGTTGGGGTCGGGCTTGAAGCCCATAGGTGGGATTTCTATATTCATGTTGATTGTTCCTCTGTGGTTTTGGGTGTTTCCGATGGGATTTCAAGAAACGGGGCGAACGGGTTGGTGCCTTCAATAAAAGGCAAATCGGCTTTAATCCGAAATCTATTTTTTGAAACCTGAGCCGGGCTGCTGTAGCAACTAATGATTCGACTACCGTCCCCAAGCGCCTTTTTAGGGCCGTTTTCTTTGCTGCTGCTTTTCAGCGTTCGTGCCAGTTTTATGAATGCCACCGCGTCAACATTGTCGACATACGGGCTGATTGATCGTTTGTTCAGGCGAAGTGTGTACTGTAGAAACGGGTCGGAATCGGCTGGGTCAATCGTCATGCCTTCCGCGTGCGCGATGAATATGACGTGCATATTCCGCGACAGGCTCAAATCGCCAGCGTGTTCGCGTAGTGCCTGATGCAATGCGCTGACTGCACCGTGGCCGTTCCCATATCCGCCCTGCGCCTGATTAATTGATGCCGGGTTTTTGGGATCGCCGGCAACAATTTCCTTTTCAAATATTAGATTAGCCTGCGTAATCGAATCGAAAATCACGGTCTTGCGCTGGTGGTTTTCGGTTTTCAACGCGGCGATACATTCGAAAATTTCGCCGCTGGTTTTGATGACTGGGGAACAGACCACATTTTCCATGTCGGTCGTGACGCCATCTTCTATTCGAATAATGACGGGATCGGGGAACAGTGCAGCCAGTGACGTTTTGCCAACGCCACCCTCGCCCACTATCGTGATTATTTTTTCGCGGTTTTCAGGCCGTGAAAATTGTTTCAGGGATAAAGCCATATTATTGGTACTCTTTCAGAAGGGTTAAAAGTTCGATTTTTCGCGTTTTTAAAATGCCGGCATCGCGGAGCCGTTTGCGTTTGTGCGCCAGACCGTTTGACCGGGCCAGCTTTTTGATGGTTGGCTCAAGGCCGAAATATTCGATCCGCGCGCGGCTGATATGGCGCCACCGGACGGCGGGCATATAACCAGCAGATTCGACCAGGCGTCGAAAGTAAGCGGGGTTCAGTGGGTCGCCGTCAGTGGGCAAACCGGGTGCGTCGACAGTGAAATAATTGCACCACCAGAAATGGCAGAACGTGTAATCGCGGCGGGCCTCACGCAGAATGAAATACGATTCTTTCGTGATGTAGTCATCGCCGCAGAGGGCCAGATCGTCAAAATGGCGTTTGATTAGCGCCAAAGCCATGCGCTGATGACCGGATTCTGGGTGTATCTTGACCACCGATTTAAAGCGGGCATATAGCGCGCTAGGCGGCATTGCCAGTGTGTGAGGGTTGGTGATTCGCACATATCGCGAACCGCCATACAGTGAAAGTGTCAGCACTGGGCGGCGGTCTACTTATAGCCACCCGCATTTCGCCACGCGATGAACGCGCCATCTCTTCGAGCGCGTGTTGCTGTGAGTTCTTCATCCCGGATATAGCAGGCCGCTGCGAGATTGAAATATTTCAATTCAAGTTCTGACAGCGAGTCGGGTTTAATCTCATGGTCATACGTTGCCATTGATTTAAAGTGTTCGTCCTCAATCAGGTGCCATTTGTATGCCTTGTGCAAAAGGTCAGTAATCGCCATGCTTTTTCCCTTCGTTGAGTTCAAAACGTGAACCCAAATATACACAATCTGTGTATTAGATCAACACTCTGTGGAAAAAAAGGCGAAAAAAAAACAAATTTGAACGAGAAACGGGGTGGTTTAACGCGCTAAAAATACGTCAGAAGGGTGATTTTATTCGAAAACGTGGGAGAAGCTGACCGCCCGCCCGATGATTTCAAAGTCGGTAACGGCTGGGAAATGACTATTTTCTGGGATCAACCGCGCGGGGGTGCTGCTGCTATCAAGCCGGCGAATGACCACCGCTTCATCGCCAGACGCGCGCGCCGCATAAATCAAATCAGGCACCAGCCCGGTGCTGTTAGTGTCGACGATCACGATGTCATTTTTCAAAATCAGCGGGGCCATCGCGTTGTCAGAAACTTTGTATTCGTGCAGCCCGGCACCGGGTGACGCGTTTTTTGAGTGGCCGGACAGGCCAGGACATATTTCGCCAGGATCGCAGTGCAAGACCTGCGCGACATGGTGCGCTTTCCCCGCTGGTACACCGCGCAGAGTCCAATTACTGACAGACTGAGGTGAGCATTTTATAGCTTGCGATAGTTGGAGGCCGCTAACGTCTGCGGAGCGCATTGCCCGTTTCAGTGCCTGTCCTGCCATGTGGTTTGCCTCACTCATTTGCGAAGTGTACGCCTTTTTTTTCCTTTCGGCGGGGGGGTATTTGCCTACCATATAGTGATTTATGTGGATAAGTACACAGGATGTGTATACCGTTTGGGCACAAGCATTCGGTTTTTAGTATCGAAATATACTAATGAATCGAACATAAAAATCGCAATGCTACGGATAATCAAACACATACGGGGTACTTATGAGCCAAAACCACACACCAATGCAGCAAATTGGAGAAAAATTATTACAAAAAGGGGTCAGCATTTTGCCGATCGCGCCAAGAGAAAAGTATCCAGCGCGCTTCGACGGCACAGGCTGGCACGCGATGCCCGGCTGGGATCAATACGGCGAACGGCTTGCCGTTGATGCTGAGATCGATGCCTGGGAGACGTGGCCGCTGTGTGGCGTGGGGGTGGTATTGGGGCCGCTTTCAGGGCTGGTGGTGCTTGATGTCGACACGGATGACCCGGCAATCATTGCAGCGATTGAGGCTGTGACACCCCCATCGTGGTGCAGAAAACGCGGGTCAAAAGGGTATGCAGCGTTCTACCAGTACAACGGCGAAACGAATGGCCGATTCAATGCCGAGGTCGACGGTCAAACCAGCCGTGTGGTTGACCTACTGAGCGCCGGCACGCAGACGGTCATACCGCCATCGATACACCCGAATGGTGACTTGTACGATTGGCTGACGCCGTTCCAATTGCAAGAAATCCAGCTCGACGAATTGCCGAAACTGCCGCCTGGTTATCACGACACGCTGACCGCTGCGCTGGCGCCGTGGCGCGGGACGGCACGCCAATCAACGCACACTGGGCCGCTGGATGTGATCGAAGAAACCGAGTTGAGCCAGTTCGACCATGAGGAAATCTGGAAGGCGCTTGACCTGATCCCATACACCGATGACGATCAATTCATTCGGCTGGGCATGGCGTTGCGCCAATACGGTGAGCAGGGGTTTGCGCTGTGGGCCAAATGGTGCGAACGGTGGCCGAATCCTAACAACTATCCAGATCAAGACACCTACAATCATATACGGGGCCGTTGGAACAGCATCAAGCCGTCTAACAATGGCGTGGGGGTTGGGTCGCTGTGGCAGCTTGCCAAAGAGAATGGATACGTTCAACAATACGAGCGCCCGACATTGCTGAAAGCTATGCATATGTGGCACACCTATGACGCCGACTATCATTACAGCAAGCCACCGGAACCCCCGCGAAAAACCGGCCTTTTTGCAATACCGGCGACCAAGTTGGGCGACTTAAAACCGCCCGCGTGGATCATCAAAAAGCATATTATACGCGACAGTTTGGCGATGCTTTACGGCGCTAGTGGTGCCGGCAAATCGTTTGTGGCGGTCGATATGGGCCTGTCAATCGCATCAGGGCGCCAGTGGTGCGATTATAAGACAAACACCGGGGCGGTGCTTTACGTTGCCGGCGAGGGTGTGGCAGGGATCAATGCCCGCATCATCGCGTGGTGCCAACATCATGGCATTGACAAAGAAACTCTGGCCGAGACTTTCCATGTGACTAGCCAGCCGGTTGCCATTCTGGACGCGCTGCGCGTCAGGGAATTGCTCAAAGTCATCGAGGATTTGCCGCAAAAACCGTCGCTGATAATTATCGACACGCTGAACAGGAATTTTGGTGATGGCGACGAAAACACCACCAAAGATATGACGCGGTTCGTCGACCATTTGACGTTCCTACAAAACCACACGCAAGCGTGCATGATGGTCGTGCATCATACCGGGAAAGGCGACAGCGAGCTTGCCAGGGGGAACAGCAGCCTTCGGGCGGCTATGGATACCGAAATGGTGGTCAGGCCGCTGTCGACGAATATAGAGCTTGTGTGTACTAAGCAAAAAGACGCGGCGCCGTTCCTGCCGTCTGTTTTCAATCTGTCGGTCATAGAGTTATGCAAGGATGAAGATGGCGAGGCCGTCGAATCGTGCGTCCCGCTGCAAATTGTCATCAACGATATGGTGGCCGAGGATCAAAAGCGCAAGGGCGAGCATGAGGACAGCCCGGTGGCTACCAAGGAAATGGGCAAAAATCAGCGGATTGCTTTGGATTGGTTTGTTGATGAAATTGAGCGTAAACGAAAGGCAAACCCCGATAGCGAGGTTTGGGTCATTGGACGGTCGACAATAAAGGAAGGGCTTGATCCCAAGTTGGGATCGGCAGAAAGGCGCAGACAGATCAATAAGCTGAAAACATTAAAAGTGATAATAGAAACCACGGAGTTAACGCAGAAAATTGACATCGACGCACTGAACAAAAAGGCGTCATAATCACAAGCCCTAGCCGTTAGGGTTGTCTACCTAACTTCATGTTAGGTAGATTTATCGACCAAAACCAAGCAAAATACACCCTCTGCACGTTCGACGAAGATAGCGACATTTCGGCGAAGTTTTAAAATGACAAATAGTGATATAACCTAAGTGACAAACATTTGCGAACATTTGTGATATTATTGCATAACACAGTAGCGGCGTGGCCTGTAGGGAAAACGTACATCTACGAACATTCACGAACATAATTTCCGAATGTTCGTAAATGTTTGCAAATGTTCGAGAATGTATTTTTATCAAATTTTGAAACCATTGCTATCAGTGGCCTGTAGAGAAAAAGTACATTTACGAACATTTACGAACATTTGGATTCCACTGGTGAGTGCCGGAAAATGGGGGAAAGGGTTTTAAGACCCTTCCCCTTTTCGGCGCACGCGGCGGGCTACACGTTAGACGATTATTCGATGTTAGATGTTAGACGATTAGGGGACAAAAATGCCGACGCCGGGCAAGTCTGAGGAAACCGACCAAATCCTGTTTGTGAATTGGGTGCATCGCACATACCCGGACGCCTGGCCGTTCCTGCACCATTCACCAAATGGCAAACGGCGCTCTGCGTCAGACGGTCAAAAATTGAAGCTGATGGGGGTGCGTGCTGGCTTTCCTGATCTGTTCCTACCCTGGCCGGTGGGCGACTATATGGGGTGCGTCATTGAATTGAAGCTGGGCAAAGGTCGGGCCACCGCTGAACAGAAAAAATGGATTGAACATTTTGTGAAGTGTGGATATGCCGCGAGAGTGGTTACATTGTCAGAGGCACAAATTTTCTTCTCCGGGTATATGAATGGCGATATTGGATAAGCCCATCTGTTGCGGCGTGCCGATGCACAAGGCCGGTCTGTCAGAATCAAAGCACCAGCGGTATCGATGCAGCCAGTGTCAATTCCGCACCACTGGCAACGATGACGGCGCGCTGGGCTACGATCCAGAATTGACGAAATCAAACACGCAGGCACTCCAGGCATCGATAAAAGCCGGGGCCAAGCGGTTCGTCATTACAAGCGCACAAAACAATACCCGCGTGAATGCTGATTTTTTGACGGCGTTGGAACGGTACGCTAAAAAGTGGGAGTGCCCGCTGGTGGTGATCCCGGTGTCCTATAAAAACCCCAGCGCATTCACTGGCGGGCAGGAATTCAAAAAAATCTGGCACCCGGCAGTCAAAAAGTATCTGATCGACGACAATATTAATATCGGGGCAGGTGTTGAGATTGCAGCAGACACCAAAATCGCCGCCACAGCCGTCAACCCGATCTCAGGAATGCACACAGTCGGCGGGCATCGATGGCAAGTAATAGGGCACGCGCAAGTGGCAATGGAGCCTGTCGCGGCGCCCGCCGGGGTGCGGCCTAAGCGCGTGTATTCGACCGGCAGCGTTACGCATCGAAATTATAGCCGTTCAAAGTCGGGCAAAATCGCTGAGTTCCATCACACAGCCGGCGCGCTGGTGGTTGAGGTTTCAGGTGCCCAGGCGTTTGTCAGGCAACTGGCATGGGGGAATGGCTGCTTTTATGATCTGGCTGGCGGTCAGCTACTGAAATACACCCCCCAAAAAGTGACAAAGGGCGAACCGTGCCTGGCGCTAACAACCGGCGATGAGCATGTAAGATTTCACGACAAGGCGGTCAGGCGCGCAACCTATCACGCCGGGGGCATTGCCGATGTGGTGAAACCCGCGCATCTGGTGCGCCATGATGTGCTTGATGGCTATGCCGGCAGCCACCACCATAAACATGACCCGCTGACGCAATTCAAAAAACGCGCAACCGGGTCGGATTGTTACCGGGCCGAGCTTGACCAGGTGGTCGATTTTATCAACGACACCACCCCCGCCGGCGCGATCAATGTGATGGTCGATTCAAATCATCACGACCATTTGCAGCAATTTCTCAACAATGCCGACGCAAATGTCGACCATACAAACGCCGTTTTTATTGCCGAGATGCAGGCCGCGCAACGCCGGGCGTTACTGGCTGGCGAAGATCACCGCCCGCTGATGCTGTTCTGCAAAGGCAAGGTGACGGCGCCGATCAAATGGCTGGGGCGGTCAAAACCGTTTGTCATCAAAGGCGTCGATTACAGCCAGCATGGTGATGTGGGGGTGAACGGCAGCAGAGGCAGCGCTGTGGGGCTGGCAAAAACGACATATAAAATGGTCATCGGTCACAGCCACACCCCCAGGATCAACAAGGGCGTTTTTCAGGTCGGCAAATCAGCCACCCGGCTTGAGTACGAGCGAGGACTGACAACGCAGGGGCAGACGCACTGCGTTCAGTATGCCAACGGCAAGCGCACGCTGGTGGATATTTTCGCGGGCAAGTGGAGGGCGTGAAATGCCAGTCACACTGATACCGACAAAAGACAGCGCCGAAGAAATGCGGAAATCGCTGGCAGACGTCGAGGCGCTGATTGATGTGCTTCCGCCCGGCAGCGGGCTGTTTGTGGTCGTGTACGACGGAAACGAACCGAGTCTGGTGGCCGTTGCAAATATGGATGTGGCCGTATTGATTGCGTCAGCGTTTGCTGTCGCAGCGCAACAGGTGCCGATTTTACTGGGTGAGGATGAGGATTATTTCGACGATGTTTAAGTGTCGATGCCTAGCCAGTGACCTATCATTCCCAAAAGCACAAATTTTGACCAAATTAGGGACAAGGTTTTGATCTTGGAAAAAATCGCGCAATCAGATGGCAATTTGATGATGGGCACCGGCCTGTCATTTAGTTGGTTTTTTTTTGGTATTGAATGGATTGACGATCACAGCGGATTTTTCATCGCTATGGGCGCCATGATTTCGACCATCGTCACGATCATCGGCGCTGTCCGGGCGAGTAAAAGCAGGCAAGAAAGCGAACGAAATGCAGAATAAAATCGCGGCCAATTTGGTCGAAATGCACGAAGGTCGCCGGCAGCATGTATACAAATGCACCGCTGGAAAATTGACGGTGGGAGTCGGGCACAATCTGGAAGCCAAAGCGATGCCCGACTGCGTGATTGATTTGCTGTTCGCCTGCGATCTGGCCGATGCAGAAAACGACTGTAAACATTACAAATATTTTGCAGGGCTGAATGAGGTCAGGCAAGCCGCGTTGATCGATATGTCGTTTCAGTTAGGCAAATCACGGCTGTCAGCATTTAAAAAAATGCACGCCAATTTGAACGCCGGCAATTACAAAGGGGCCGCGCGTGAGTGTTTGAATTCACTGTATGCGAACCAAACCCCCCGGCGGGCACAGAAAATCGCTGACCTAATAGAACGGGGCACAATCTGATGAGTATAGCCACCACTATCGTCAGCACGCTGGTCGCGCCTGTGACTGATTTGCTGTCCGAATTTATCACCGACAAAGACAAGCAGGCTGAGATTGCTTACAAAATCGCAACGATGGCAGAGCAAAACGCGCACGCCCAGGTCATCGCGCAGCTTGAAATAAACAAAGCAGAGGCGTCATCTGAATCATTATTCAAGGGCGGCTGGCGACCGGCCTGCGGCTGGCTGTGCGTGTTCGCGTTGGGTGTGAACTATGTGGCGGTGCCGATGTTCGGGCCGGTCGTCGAGGCGTATACGCCGATCATTATGGTGCCGCTGGATATGTCGACCATGATGCCGCTGCTGCTTGGGATGCTGGGGCTTACCGGTGTGCGTACATTTGAAAAAACCAAAGGAGTAGCTGCAAGATGAGCGATGAATATGCAGGAAAAAACGGGCTATCGCGTGACATTGCGAAAATTCGCTATGAGTACCGCGAGGTATACAAGCCAGCAATGCGTCAGCCCTGGGCTGATTTTAAGGCCGCCCCGATACTGGGGAAATTTCACGAAATGACTAATCTTCACGTTGAATCTGCAAGGGCTGCGCCTTATTTTTGGGGCCATTTAACGATGATTTCAATGGTGGCGAATATTGTGACAGTGACAGCACTGGCGTTTTTTGCGGTGAATAACTAGGGCTGGGTCTAATATGGAAGTTTTAAAGATTAAGCGCGGCGCAAGTTTTTCTCTGGAGTGTACTTACAAAGTGGATGATATTGCATCGTCAATTACTGGGATGACAATCAACGCTGAATTGAGAAACGGGGCAAACCATCTGGTGCAGATTTTGCACTATGTTGAAAACAGCACCCTGGGTGGTTTTTTTCTTAAAGCGACTGCCGCAGAAACCAGCACATGGGGCGTTAACAATTTACGCTGCGACATAAAAATCACCGAGGGCGAAATTGTAAGATTTTCCGAAACTTTCGCGGTCAATGTCACACGCGAGGTGACAGAGTAATGCCTTCATCGGTTTTATTAACGTATCACAATGGCGTTTCATTGTCTGTTATATATAACAACAGCGTTTCGCTTTCGCTTGATTTTGCGCCTCAAACGTCAATCGCTCTTGCTGTAATTTCTGCACCGCCACCGACTGGCCCAACTGGAGAAACTGGAGCTGATGGAGCTGACAGCACAGTGCCAGGCCCGACAGGGCCGACCGGACTGACTGGCCCGACTGGCCCAACTGGAGAAACTGGCGCAACTGGCCCGGCTGGATCAGACGGGGCTGATGGAGCGACTGGGTTAAGCGGGACGGATGGAGATCAGGGAATCCAGGGAATACAAGGCCAGACGGGGCTGACTGGAAACACAGGCCCAGCAGGCACCAATGGCGCAACTGGCACAAATGGAAGCGACGGGGCCGATGGAGCAGATGGGGCAACCGGGTCAACTGGTGCAACTGGCCCAGCAGGAAATGATGGAGCCACTGGCGCAGCAGGAAGTGATGGAAGTGACGGCGCAACTGGCCCGTCAGGAGCTACAGGTGCAACCGGGCCAACAGGTGCAACAGGAAGCGATGGGGCTACAGGTGCAACAGGCGCAGCAGGAAGCGATGGGGCAGATGGAGCCGATGGATCAGATGGGGCGCAAGGAATCCAAGGTGCGACAGGTGCGACAGGGCCACAAGGAACCCAAGGTGCGGCTGGATCGACAGGAGCAACTGGCGCGGCAAGTACAGTTGCAGGGCCAACTGGTGCAACTGGCCCAGCAGGAAATGATGGAGCTGACGGGGCTGACGGAGCTAACGGGGCTGATGGTGCGACTGGCGCAACTGGCCCAACGGGTGCAACTGGATCAGCGGGAAATGACGGAGCCACTGGCGCAGCAGGAGCCGATGGTGCAGCAGGAGCTGACGGTGCAGCAGGGGCCACGGGTGCGACAGGAAGTCAGGGAACACAAGGGCCAGCAGGAGCAGACGGAGCTGATGGCCCAGCGGGTGCCGATGGTGTAGATGGAGCTGACGGGGTAGATGGCGCGACTGGGCCAACAGGTGCAGCGGGTGCAGCAGGAGCTACTGGGCCAGCGGGAGCCGATGGA